AGACGCCACGCAGGTCGTCCGGCGACAGCATCACCAGATGACGATCCGTCTCAACTTCCAAAAGCGTTTCCACTGTCTCAGCCCCTTGTGCCTGTATCGGATTTCCGTTAACAGGTATTAATGCACACGCTTTTCGTTTTGCTTCTCGGCATTGGCTTCTTCGGGCTTTTTCCTGACGGCGTAATGCCGCTCTGGGTTGCCCTGTCTCTGATGGTGATCGGGGCGGCTGGCATGAGGCTTACTCATGGGACCAAGCCAGCCTTGCGCCGCAACAGGTAGTCGCTGACCAGCGCCCTCTGCTTTTGCGCCGACTGGAGCGCAGGGGCGACCTTGCCGAGGGTGTAGGGATTTTTTCCGATGGATACTGCGCGACCGAGAGCCGCCCCGTGCCCGAACCGGCTCGCGCCCAGTATGATCGCCATCATGGTGTTTGCCCTCTCCAGCCTCGCTCTGGCGGCGGCGCTGGTCGGATTGTCCTCAACCTCTTTCTTCGCCGCCTCGACTTCCAGCATCTGAAGCCCCGCCGCGCCGAGGCCGACAGTGCCCTCAATGCCGCCGCCCCAGATCGCGGCCTTGTCCATTCCCCGCATCTGGCTGCCGACCGGGAACAGGTCGGCTTCGTCCATGACGCCTTTGCCGCCGCGCAGCGTCAGCTTGCCGCCGTTAATCGAGAACGGCCCCTGATTGGCTCCTGCGCCACCGGCCCGCCAGAACTGATTGACGGCAGCGGCGCGGTCAATAAGCGTCTTGATGTCGCCACTAGGGATGACATCTTTTATCGCGTTTTTTTGTAGGGCGGCGTTCGCTTCGGCAATCTTCTGTTCTGCCTCTTTCGCAAATTTCTTTGCGGCACTCACCCGGCCCCTGACGCCCAGTCCAATGCCAAGCACGCCTGCCGCGTATGGCCCCACCTCGCGCAGCATCTCAACCCACCCCGGAGCCGAGCCCTCCTTGGCGACAACCTCCGTCATTATGCTGTCGAGCGCCTCGCGCTCCCGAGCGATGCGTTCGTCCATGTCCGACGTAAATTGGGACACAGCCGCAGACGTGGCGTCGCCAACTTCACCGTCAGCGCCATACTCGCCGAGTGTGTAGCCTTCCTCCAGCAGTCGCTTTTGTTTCTCCAGTCCGCGCAGGGCCAGCACCTCGTCGCGCTTCACCTCAAGCGCACGGATGCGATCCCGCATCTCCGCCGCTTCGTCTGGCGTCTGGGCCAGCGCCATTCCTGCGCCAGCCGCAAGGCCGGTTCCGATGCCGACCTTTGCAAGCAGCCCGCGAGACGGACGCTGCGTCGCCATTTTCATCAGTGAATTTGCTATACCGACCATGTCATCCTCACGATGCTACAGACCTGTCCGTACAACGCCGCCAGTTTGTCCCGTCCGAAAACACCGGCTGCGCGCCGCCCGTCTCGTTAGTGCAGAAGAACATGCGCCCCGCCTCGTGCGGCTCGTTCGCCAGTTGCGCCACCGTCCGCGACTGGATCAGCCCGTAATTGATAAATCCTGCGTGATTGTTAACCGCGTCGGCCAGCCTGCGCGGGGTCTCCCCGCCGGGCGGTATCTTGATCGCCTCGGAAGTCATCCGCGCCCCCGCTTCAGGTAAGCCTCGACCCCGTCACGCCACGGGCCGTCCAGTGGCTGCGGGATCATTTTCCGCCCGAATGTGTATTCCCTTTTGTCTCTCCGCATGTTGCCAAACTTCTCGGTAAATTTAGGCCACGCCACGCGCTCTGGAAGGAGTACCTCCAGCTCCCCAAGGTGCTTGCCCTGCAGGTGCGTGTCGTAAGAAGGATGCGGCGTCTTCGGTGTGCGGACTGTCGCCTTTCCGGGGAAGACCTCCCACACTGACAGGCCGGTCGTCATGCTGGGCGTCAACAAGAGGTCGGGGTCGGTCGTCGCGTGCCTGACTGCGCCAACGTCTGGCATGCTTTCGATTGCCTGCATCTTTGCCGGGGATATCCCTTCCATCAGCAGCTTTCGCAAGGCGGACGCATTACGCAACAATCCGCGCGCGTCCTTGTCTCTGATGCCGTTCCACGTGAGGGGCGGCCCCTTACGCTTCTTGGCGTTAAGCGCCGCAACTCCATTCTGCATCATGTCGTCGATTGCCGCAGCAGCCGTCTTCGACAACCCGTTTGCCTCGATGAGCCCCATCAGCACATCGGCATTCATTGTGGAGAAGTCGCCACTCGTTCCCGACATCGAGGTGTGCGGCATAAACTGTCTCACGCCGGGATACCGCTCCGCCAGCGCGTTTATGTTGTTCTGTATTCTCGTGATGACGTTCTGCTTGGACGCCCACACACTGTCCTGTTCTATGTTTTTTTCCGCCTGCCCGAAGCGGGCCCCGCCCCCAAGATCGACAGGCTCGGACAGCTTCGTCCCGTTTACGTCCGTCACCCTCACGCCAGCCCGCGTGACATCGCCCACCGCAGGATGCCAGAACCCGCCAGTCAGCTCGTCGAACGATACTTTTTTGGCTTTGGTCAGCGGATTGTCGGACGCTTCCGTGAGTATCTCATGCTCGTGCAGTGGAACTTTCAGCTTGTTTGCCGAGCCGCCGAACCAGTCGATTGGCACGTTGCTGTTGCGAAGCATTTCGATCATCGGGCGAGGATCGACACCTGCGACGCGGCCTATTTCAAGTAGGTCTTCATAATCGTTTCTAGTCCTGACCCCCTCTGCGAGCAGTCTGGTAATTCGCGGCGTAACCCCTGCAAACCATCCCATCTATCGCGCCCCCGCAGGCTTGGCCTTGAGATCGACGCCGTTGGCGAACGTCCACGCCGCGCCCGCCGGGATCGTCAGCTTCGCGCGCGTGAAGTTGCCGTTGACGCCACGCAGCGGACAGCGCCCGCTTGGCTGCATCGACACCGTGCCCGTGTAAGTCGGCGTGTCGGTCGGCTTCAGGCTGGCGCTCGCGGCAATCGTCGCCGTGGGCGCGTCCGTCAGCGGACGCATCCACTCAACCGTCGAGCGGCCCTGACCGCCCAGCATCGTGTCGCCAGTCTCCAGTGTCGCCTGCAGGCTGTCGCCCGAGCCCGTCACCACCGAGCCCATCTTGTGGCTGGTCGAGAACCCGGCGAGGTAGCTCGTCCCGCCCAGCCAGAACGGGTCGTCGAACGACACCGTCATCGCGTCCACATCCGTCGAGGTCAGGTCGTCCGGCGAGACGCCAAGCGAGGCCGCAGACACCAGCACCTCGATGTCGATGTAGGCCACGGTCGCGCGCTGGGACACCCAGTTGTAGATCAGCATGGTGTCGGGAACGCCGGTCGTGTTGCCATCCGAGCAGAAGGACCAGCACACCAGCTTCTTGCGCGGGTCGATCACCGCAGACATCCGCGGCCACAAGTCGGGCTGGGAGTTGTCGCGAAACCACTTGTCGAAGCGGCCCGCGCCAATCGGCGTCGGCGTCTCGCCGTCGAACATGTAGAAGCCGTCCTCCGCGAGATAGAAGAACAGCCGCCCCCACTGGCACAGCGAGTTCGGCTCGATGCAGCCGGGACCGGTGACGATCTTGTCGATGGTCATGATGGTCGCGCCGCCGACGTAGTTCATCCGGCGGATCGCGCGCTCCTGAAAGATGTAGAGCACGTCGAGCGAGCCGAAGCCGGTGATCCTGCCGCCGTCAGGAAACTCCTGCTCGTCTGACTGGTTCGTGCCCGGCGTCCACTGCGCCGAGTTGGCAAAGCCTGACCACCTGATCTTCATGTTCGACGAGTCGGTCGCGCCCAGCACCACGAACTCGCTGTATGCCGTGACGAACTCCGCCAGCGGCGGCGAGCCCGGCAGGTCGGCGAACTGCGTCGCCGCCGTGCTCATGTCGATGTACTGGATCGGGTTGACCTTGTTGGTGGCCAGCAGCCGGTCGCCAAAGGTCGCGAAGTTCCAGCGCGCGTTGTCCGAGATCGGCCCGTAGCCGCCAGTCTTCGACGCATCCACCCACGAAAAGCTGAGCAGCTGGTACAGCTTGGTCGTGTCACCGGCATAGACGTGCTGCGCGTCGAGAATGTCCGTAATGCAGAACGCACCCTTGCACCGGTTGTCCAGCGCGTTCGTGACCTCGGTCTGGCCCTGAAACGGACCATACGCCTCAAGCGTCGGAATGCAGCCGCTCGCCGTCCGCAGGTGCGGCGCACGCACCATCGGGAGGTCTGGCATCCACTGGCCGAACTCAATCATTGTTCAGCCTCGCCAGCTTGTCCCTCGCCTGCGCCTCGGCCTGCGCCTTCGCTGCATCGAGACCCGACGAACTCACGCGCGCGGCGCCGCGATAGCCGCCCACATTGCAGACGACAAGCATCCGACCGTTGGGCGTCGTCTCGTATTCGAACATCGGTGGCGGCGTCTCTTCAGCCATCTACCACCTCACCTGCAGGCGACGGGTCGCCGTGCGCTTGGCGTGCTCGCGGTCGAGCGCCTGCTCGGCCACCTGCACAGCCGAAGCCGCCGCCTGCACGTCGTCGTAGCTCTTGATGTAGTCACGCAGCAGGATCAGCTTGGCCATCGACCTGACGACCAGCTCGCCGTGCGTCATCCAGTTGTTGGTGTCGCCGTCAGCCACCAGATCGGCTTCTTCGAAGATGCCCGTCCACGTCAGCGTGTACGCCGCATTCGGCGTCGGATAGAGCCGCACACGCCTGCCATACCGGCAGTACTCGAAAGGCTCGTTGGTCGATGTCGTGCCGTCGTGGCGGCTCTCCATCTCCTGTATCGTGATCGGCGTCAGCATCTTCAGCTGGCTCGACGCCGTCAGGCGAAGCGAGACCAGCTCGACCAATCCATTCGGCTCGGCGACGTAGGAGTTGTTCGCGGTCGTCGTGTTTGTCTTTGTCCCGCCCACCCCTGCGTGGGGATGCTGCAGAAACCACCAGCTCTTCGACTGGTAAATCGTGATCGCGTCGCCGATTGCAGCCTTGATCTCGTCAGCCCACGTGCGCGAGGCGAATGACGTGTCGGCCAGAGCGCGCTCAAGGTCTGACGCTATGCGTGTCTGCATCGTCCCGTAGGTTGTCATAGGTCATCCTCGGCGGTCGGGGCGAAGCGGCTCATGACGTGATCGCCTGCAGCTGCGCGTCGGTCAGGACGGAGTTGAATATGGCGGCGCGTCGGAAGTAGGCAAACGCATTGTTGGTTGCGCTTTCGGACGAACCAAAGCGGAGCGCCGTTGGCGTCGCGGGCGTCGTCGCCGCGGTATCTTCAACTCCCAAAGTCCCATTGATGCAGCCTTGCACACGGTTTTGGGCAAATGCGCCCGCGTGCTGGTAAATGGTATTTACACGGAGGACTTCTCCAGCTGCGACATCAGCCACCAAGAAGTTGTTATCCGCCATGACCGTGCGAGCGAAGTTAGATGAGTTGATGCCTAGCACCGTGCGTTCGGGCATCGTGCCGTCATCAAGGCGTAGCAGCGCAGCAGCAGAGTTAGGGTCAACGGCGCGCTCGTACTCCAGCCACATGGACAGCGGGTAAGTGACGCCGGGCGAGCTGATGAACGCAAAGTCGTCCGCCCGCGTCACGCTGGCGCCCGTCGTCGGTATCCACGAAGACGGCGAGGAGCCGAGTTCTAGGTTCACATTCGTGACGGAGCCGGACACGGTGAGCGTGAGCGTGCTCGCGGACGGCGTGAAGGTCAGCGATACGAGAGTGTTGGCTCCGACGCCATACAGGGGGCCCGCGGCTGCCGCTCCTGAGAGGGTTATACGCCCCGTGCCTCTGAAGCTGAGCGTGTGAGCGACGGCGGTCACGGTGACGCTCTGCGTGGCCCCGACCGCCGAGTTCAGGAACAGGTTCGTTCGGGTCGGCTCGATCAGGAGGCCGCGATCCGTGCGGCGAGGCTGGCCAGAGGCAAACGAAACAATCGCGCCGCCGACTGCCTCCGCCGACCCCACCGACGCTCGGGTGAAGCTCCAGCCGGGTGTGTTGGCGACGCCGTTGATGCCGACGCCCGCGAACCACGCCTTGTCCGTCATGAAGTCCCAGTAGTGGTACGGCTGGATGCCGCCGATTGACACGCCCTGCAGGGCGGAGCTGCCGACGACGCCCGTCCTGCGAGCCCCGCTCGCGCCTGTCGTGGTCTTGAGCGTGCCGCTCTGGTCGAGCCAGAGGTGCGCCGCCCCCTGCGGCGTTCTGGGCGCCGCGTTGCGAGCGCGGAGCCCCAGCGGTGAGCCGGTGACTGCGCCGCGCCTGAACTCGGTCCTGTAGATCGTCATAGCGCGCTGAAGTCCACCAAGGTTGTGAGCACGGTGACGCCGCCGGAGGTGATCTTCACCATGATGTCGCCTGCGTCGCCGCTCTCCGTGCCGTCGCTGAGCCAGATCACCGCGCAGCCTTCCGGCGGGTCTTCCGGGTCGGCTATGCGGATCACGAAACCGAACGGCGCGCCGGTTGTGAAGCCGCCCTGCGTGGAGGTCGGGAAGTCAGCGTGTCTCATGCATCGACCGTCCTGTTGCGCGGGCGACCCGCGCGTCGCTTCTTCGGGATGGTCTCTTGGTGAACCATGCCGTTGTCGGTCTCAGGCACCATCGGGCGCATGTCCGACCCGGCAAAGCCGCCAATGAAGCCCGCAGGCAGCATGGCATTCATGTCAGCGGTCTGCTGTGCGATGATGGTGCGGCGGCGAGAGCCGACGTGGTTGCTCATTGTAGTCCCTCCAAACGCAAATCGCGGGCCTCACACAAGGAGGCTTTGTGTGCGGCCCGCGACTGCTGTGCCCCTAAAAGGCAAGGCTATTACATGTCGTTGTCAGGCGCATAGGCAATCAGGATTTCTCCCGCGCCCGTAGTCGCGCCTGTCGTCGAAACCACCGCACCCTGCACAATCGTGTTGACGGTGACCAAGTTGGTCACCGCCTCGTCGAGCGGGATGTAGCCGAGCGTTCCCAAGGCGAGGAGTGTCGCCCAGAGGTTGGTGCCCGCGTCCGTCGATGGGCCGAGGTCGAGCGTGTTGGTCGTCGCACCGTTGAAGACGGTGTGGATCGCCACGCCGGAGATCGGCTTGAGGACAAGCGAACCCGCCGGGATTTCGCCGACAGTGACGGTCGTGCCGTTGTCACCGAAGACGATGCCCTTCCGAATGTAGTGGACGAGCTGGTAGCCGTAATCACGAGCTGGCATGTGATATTCTCCCTTATGCCGCGTTAGCAGCGTAGGACGAGATCACAATCGTGCCGAAGTCGTTCGAGTTGAACCTCGTCTTCTTCATGCCGAAAATCGTGAGGCCGTTCATCGCGTACTGACGCTTGAAGTCGAAGGTCTCTTCGTTGACTTCCCACTTCTCCGGGGAGAAGCCCTGACCGTAGGCGGTGATCAGAGCCTGCGCGCCACAGAACACCGCGCGACGCACGGTGGAGATGGCGGCGCCGGTGCTGCCGTTGACGCCTTGCGTGACGCGGTTGGACACAACGAGGAGTGTCTCGTTGTAGACGCCGAGGCCGCCCTTGAAGATCGGGCTGTCGTCGCCCTTCGAACCAGACAGGAGGGCCTTCTGCAAGTCCATCCAGTTGTTGGTCGTGGTCGAGGTGCGGAGCGAGGTCGCCTGCGTCGGATGGATGAAGCAGACGTACTTTGCGCCAGCCGGGAGGCCCTTGATCGGGCGGATCGGAGGAAGCCCCGTCGATCCACCGGTTTCCGCAAGTTCGCGCGCACGGTCGATCTGGGTGAGCGTCATTTCGTCGCCGCTTGAGTCGAGGTCTTGGTCGGCGCTCGTGCCAGCCTCGGTCCAGAGATGGCGACCAGTCGAGGGCGCCGTGATGGTGTTGAAGGCGTTGTACTGGCCGTTCGCCGCCTGCGTGTTGGCGGGAGTGTAGCCGCACGCGTGGTTGAAGAAGACGGTGTCGAGGCGGTCGGCGTGCCAGTCGGAGAGACCGTCATTGCCTTCCTTGGCCAGTTTGAATGGCACGCGCTGCTGCGCCATCTTGGACTTGTGGCGGAAGGCGTTGGAGAGTTCGCCGAGCGACACGTTGTCCGTGTAGGTGACGATAGCCTCTTCGTTGCCCTCTTGGGTTTCGTTCTCGGTCACGCCCGCGCCAGTGAACTGCATGCGGAGAGTGACGGTGACGCGGTCGCCGGGGCCCTTCTGGGTGTCCGGCTCCAGTGTGACCAGAGCGTCGCCGCTGTCGGAGATGTACGGAGCGATGATGCACTTCTTGAGTGCCTCGCGCGCAAGGCGCTTGCTCCAAATCTTGACGACTTCGGGATCGCCCGTGGCGTAGGTCTTGATCC